ATGCACGACCCTTCAACCCCTGGCGAAATCCTGGCCGGCTGGCTGGAAGACCTCGATATGAGCGTGACCGCCTTTGCCGCCCATGTGGGCATCAGCCGGGTAATGCTGTCCCGCATCCTGCACGGGCATGCGGCCATTACTGCCGACATGGACCTGCGTTTGCACGAGGCGCTAGGTACCTCGCCCGGCTACTGGCTGCGCCTTCAAACGCAGCGCGACCTCTGGACCGCCAGCGAGCGCGCCAAGGAACGCGCACCGGTGGCCCGCATCGCAGCCTGACCGCCCACCCGCATAACGATCATGTCGCGCCTAGCCTTTGGCCGGGCGAAAAGCCGGACACCTTCACCGGCCTGGCGCGGCATCCCGTATGAAGGACGCCATGAAGGGGCGTGAAATGGATGAACGAACTACTACCCGACTTCTATACGCGGCAAAGGCAGCTGACCAGGTGTTAAGGCCGCTGAAGCCAATGATGGAACGTCTCAAGCCGCTTTTCGAAGCGTTGGATAAGGTCAAATCGGTGCCCGTCGTCACCGACTACAAACCACTCCGCGCCCCGGGGTACCCAAGCCGTGCCCATAGTGCTCTATCGCCTGCTCTTGACGATCGGCCCTCACAGAATCCCGGCGGAGCCCTCACACAGAAGGCGCAAGGAAGCGGCCTCCCAAACGACAAAAACGAGAAGCAGCGGACCAACAATTTAGAACGCGCAGTCGAAGCAGCCATGAAGAAGCTTGGCCGCATGGCCACTGTGGACGAGTTGATTAACTTCCTCGCTCAATCAGATGAAACGGGTTTCATTCGTCGATGGGATGGTGAAGAAATCGTCTGGATCAACTCCAAGGGGAAGGAACAGAAAACAGGAAGACGTGGCATCGAGATTCACAGACAGAAGTATCGATGACTCTACAAGCCGCTCTGTAAGCAAAATCGACTCTACAAGCCGCTCGCTAAGCCCGCTAAGAAAAGCGGGCTTTTTTTGCATCCATGATTAAGCACACAAACGAACAACTCGTCGGGTGCAAACATGGAAATCGCAACAAAACCTAGCGCTGCAGCGGAAACATCTCATCCCTGCGAACTGAGTACTGCTGAGTTCGCCAAGCTGAACCACGTCAAACCGGACTCAGTTCGGAAGCGCCTCTGCAACACGGGGAGCTTCCACGGCGTGAAGCCGCAAAAGCTCGCCACGCGCCGGACCCTCTGGCCCGCCATCCGCGTAACCGCCCCCGACTGATCGGCGCGCGGCCGTGCCCTCTTCCTCTTCCATCGCCGCCCGGTGGCTTCCTGCTGCACGGGAAGCGGCTGGGCTGACCAGCGTGCCCGCCTGCCGCTTTGGCCGCGCATGGGACAGGCTTGACCGCGCCGGCCGGAAAATGCTCGCCCTGATTGCCCGCCAGCCGGACCCGGACACCGTGGCCCGGAACACCTGGCAGGATCTGCCCGCCGAACAGCGGACCATCATCGTGGTGCGGGCGCGCAATTTGCTGGAATGGCTGACTGCCGCCCTCAACAGCGGCGACACGTCCGGCGAGGTGCAGGGATGATTGCCGCCCGCCGTTCATTCTCCAACCGCTTCGATGCACTTTGGCGGCCTGCCACCGGCAGAGCCGGCACCCGTAAGGCTGACGAGGAGTTCATCGCTTATTGCCTGGCGCCTATCCCGCTCGAATGGCGCCCGGAAGTGACCACGGTGTACCACCTTCAGCACACTGCCGAAGGTGAGGCTGCTGCCAACACCCGGCTTCGGGAGATCAGCGAGCGCCTGCGCAGCTTGCCCGTTTGCCTCCCTCTTTCTGCGGCCGATGACGACATTCGCGGGAAAGCAGACCACTGCGCGAAGCAGGCCTTCAAGCGACTGAGCGCATTGGGCGGGGCGCTGATCGCCGGATACCGCGCATTGTCTGAACTGGCCACCTCCAATTTCATCGAGCCGCCCCCCGTGAAGGACGGCACTGAGGAAGAGGTGAAGGGTGCCGTTGCACGCATGGTTTGCCCGAAGTGGTGGCGCCGCCAGATCGGCCGGCAGCACCAGCGGACAAAGGAGGCGTGCGCAATCGAGATTTTCGGCATCGTGCATGCCAAGAAGCAGAAGTACGTCAGCAACGCCAACGTGAAGCGCTGGGAGCGCCAGAAACGGCGCAACGCTGCGCTACTGGCCGAGATGGAGGCCGTGAATCAGAACGGTTACGCGGCAACCCTCGCCGCACTGGCCGAGAAGAGCACGGCAAACCCGACAATCCGCCGTGGCGAACTTATGGCGCGGGCGCGTGGCTTTGAAGAGATCGCCCGCGATCTGGGGCATGTGGCGTTCTTCATCACCGTGACATGCCCTTCCGCGATGCACGCCAAGCGCGCGGTCTACCGGAAGGGGCAACCGGTACGCGTGCGGGATAACCCAGCCTACGACAGCACCACCCCACGGGAAGCACAACGGCACTTGTGCAAGGCGTGGGCGAAGACCCGCGCTTACCTGCAGCGCCGGGGCATCCGCCAGTATGGCTTCCGGATCGCCGAACCTCACCAGGACGGGGCGCCCCACTGGCATTTGCTGCTGTTCATGCCGGCCGCCGCCGTCAAGCCGATGCGCGAGGCCGTCACCCGCTACTTCCTAACCCAACACAGCCCGGACGAACCCGGCGCGCAGAAGAACCGCGTCAAGTTCGTGGCCATCAAGATGGACGCCGCCCATTCGGCAACGGGCTACATCCTCAAGTACATCGCCAAGAACATCGACGGGTACAAGGTGCAGCAGGATCTGTTTGGCGACGACGCCATCGAGGGTGCAGCGCGGGTGAATGCGTGGGCGTCCACGTGGGGCATTCGCCAGTTTCAGCAAATCGGCGGCGCGCCGGTGGGCGTTTGGCGAGAGCTGCGCCGCATGGAAGCCGCGCCCGAGCATACGCCCACGGTTGAAACCGCCCGCAAGGCAGCCGACGCGGGCGAATGGGCGGACTACCTGCGCTGCCAGGGCGGCCCGACCGTTGCCCGCAAGGATCTTGCCGTCACCCTCGCCAAGACGCGCCCCGGCGAATGCTGGTGCCCGGTGGCCAAGGCCCCGGAACCCGCGCCGGCCAACCGCTACGGTGAAACCCGCCCCGCCGGCGTGTACGGGGTGCTCGATACCACCAAGGGCCGCGCCTTCGAGAGCCGCCGCTTCAAGTGGGAGATTCGCCGCGTTTCGAGCCCGGACAAAGCAAGGCCCGCCCGGGCCGCCGCGCCTTGGACCCGTGTCAATAACTGTACGCCTCAGCCTTCCGGCGCCTGCGCCGGCATGCCCAGCGCCGCCCCGGACGCCTTCGCCAGCACCTGGCCGGCGCCCATTTCAGACCTTCCGCCCTTCTCCGCCAGCCCGACCGCCCCTTTGGCCGACTGGTTTCCGCCCCCCGACCTCTACCCACCCGAGGATTTCGACCATGTTTGACCCCAACCACCCCGCCAGCCACGACGTGCAGACGATGCGCGTGGAGCTTTTCGTCGCCGAGAAGCGTGTCAAGGATCTGCGCGAGCAGCTCAAGCAGGCCGGCGACGGCGCCTTTGTTGCCCAGCTCGACCGCGAGCGCAACGGCGACACCGAGAGCTGCGGCTTCTAAGTTCAACCGACAGGACCCAAGACAATGACTTACGCAATGCGACCCGAAACCATTCAGAAGCTCGAGGCCTATACCGCCGAGGTGCTGAAGATCAACGGTGCGACGAACCCGGCCCGGTCCTTCGCCGTGACACCGACTGTTGAGCAGAACATCGAACTGAGGACGCAGGAAACTTCAGACTTCCTCAGCCGCATCAACATCATTCGTGTCGGCGAGACGGCCGGCGAAAAAATTGGGCTTTCCGTGGGAGGTCCCGTCTCGTATCGAACGACGGGGACGCGGAGCCCGGTCGATCCGATTGAACTGGATTCGTCCGGCTACCTGTGCCGGAAGACCGATTTCGATACGGTGATTACCTATCAGCAGCTGGACCAATGGGCCAAGTTCCCGAATTTTCAGCAGCTGGTGCGCAATGGGATCCTCCAGCAAATCGGGCGCGATCGAATCATGATCGGCTGGAAGGGCACCAGCGCCGCCGCAACGACCAACCGTGTCGCGAACCCCCTGCTGCAGGACGTCAATATCGGCTGGTTGGAGAAACTGCGGCTTTCCGACCCGGCCCGAGTGATCAGCGAAGCCCTCCCCGGCATTGGAAAGGTGCGGATCGGCCTGACGGGCGATTACGTCGACCTCGATGCCCTCGTCTACGACCTGATCAACAACATCATTGATCCTTGGCACCGGACCGCACTGGAAGCGCTGGGCTTCGTCGTCATCATGAGCCGCGACCTGAACGCAGACCGGCTCTTTCCGCTGGTGCAGACGGTACAGCCGCCCTCCGAGATGATGGCAGCCGACGTGATCATGCGGTCTGGCAAGGCCGCGGGGCTTCCCGTGGTGCACGTGCCCTACTTCCCCGCCAACTCGCTGTTGATCACGCCGCTGAACAACCTGTCGATTTACTGGCAGTCCGGCACCCGCCGGCGCCGCATCGTCGACAACCCCGCCCGCGACCGCATCGAGGATTACCAGTCGGTGAACGAGGCCTATGTCATCGAAGACCTGGGCAAGTGCGCCTTCATCGAAAACATCCAGTTCGTTTGAAATCGAAAGGAATTGCCATGACCGAATCCGCAAAGCCGATGAACTACGGCGCCGCTGACCTGAAAACATCGCTCGAGGCCATGCTCAAGCGGGACGCGACCCCGAATTACGCGGACCTCCACAAGAACGGGCAACGCATCCAGGCGCTGGGCAAAGCGCGCGCGAAACTGGAGAAGGTTATCGCCACCGGGCGCGCCCGGCTTGGTGCTATCGAGAGCAAGGAAAAGGAGCATGCCGGCGTGCAGGAACAGCGCGTCGAAGAGGTGAAGCGCGCGCTTCTGAAAGGCGAAAAGCCCGACGCTCAAAAGATGATCGCCATCGCCGGGCGTTTGTCTGAACTCGAAGACGAGGAAGAGGACTTCCCCTGCAAGGAATCGGACCTGCGCGCGGCGCTGGCCTCGCTGGAAGGCGAATTGCAGGCCGCCACTATGGAACACCAGGGGGCAATCCAACGGGGCAAGGATCTTGCCCGTTCCGCCGCGCTTGATGAGTTCGCCGAACTTGAAGTCATTTACCAGGACCTCTTCCGACAAGTGCGCCTGTGCATGGAATCCATGTTCGTGCAGGCCGCCATTGCCGGCGCCTTCTTCGATGCCGACGCCCCGGAGAATCGCCGGAGATCTGGCGGCGATACGCGCAACCCTACCATGCTGAAGGCACAGCACTACCTAGCCCGCACGAGCGCGGTGATCGACGGCAACTATGTCCAAGGCCTGCGAATCGATCCCGTCGCCGTCCTGGCTGCGGCCGAAACCGACATCGAGCGCATCGTCAAGCACTTTGCCGATTACGGCGCTCTCTCCATCACCCCCATCGGTACCCCTCGCTCGACCGTTGAAGCCATGCGGAAACGCGTGGAGGAGATCGAGAAGAACCGGCAACTGATGGGCATCTGAGGGCCACGGCAATGAGCATCGAGCATGAAAGACCACCGTCAATGCGCTTGCGCTGCCCTGCTTGCAGCGGCCCGGCCCGCGTCCGCAACAGCCATGACGTTTCTCTATACACCCGTAGTCTGTATATGGAATGCATGAACCCGAGGTGCCGATGCTTCTTCGAGAGCATCGCCGAAACCACCAAGGTATGCGCGCCCTCGATGCTGCCCGAGTCCGAACAGAACCCGCAGATGCTCCCGATGCGCAAAAGGGAAAAGGCTCAGGCAACGGGGCAGCAGCAAGTCGCCAAGAGCCCGCGGCGAAGGGCTAAGCAGCGAGAAGAAAGCCCAGTACCGCTAGATTGGGCCAGTGCACTGCTCTAGTGCACAAATCCGCAACGATTCGCACCGGCTCAACATGCCCACACCCGCCCCGCCGCAGCAAGCCCCCCAGGCCCCCGCACAGCAGCACAGAACGCCATCAACAAAGCGGGCAGGCGGGGCGGGGTCTCGACCGCGCGCGGCGGGGTGTGGGGGCATTGCGGCCCGCCTGAAGCAACCATCACCGGAACGCCGTTTCCGGCCCCTGCCACCTCCAGGGGGAAGCGGCACACCCCACCACCAACCCAAGGAAATTGAAATGTCCGCTACCACCAACACCAGCACTGCCGGCGCCCTGACCACCATCGAACTCGATCACCCCATCATCCGTGGCGAAACCGAAATCCGTACCGTGCAGATTCGCAAGCCCAAGGCCGGCGACCTGCGGGGCCTGTCCCTGTCGGACCTCTTCGACATGAAGACCGACACGGTTCTGGCAGTGATTCCCCGTGTGAGCACGCCCACCCTGACGACGCACGAAGCCAGCCAGCTCGAACTGTCCGACCTCTTCAAGTTCTCCGTTCGCCTCGTGGCGGTTCTCCTGCCCGAGGAATCGCAGCAGGAAGTGGTGAACCTGGGCCTGAACTGATCCCCAACCGCCGGGCGCCTCGTGGTGCCCGGCGCCCATCAAGAGAAACGAGAAGATCATGGACAACCTGCGCCTGAGGGTAGAACTCGAAGCCATCAACAAGGCGAGCGGCCCCCTCCGGGACATGCTCAAGGGCACAACCGCGTTGAGCAAAGGCGTGAAGGATGCGCGGGCCAGTCTCCGCGATTTGGAATCCCAACAGAAGCAGCTCAAAGGATTCCGCGAGGCCACCGAGCGGGTAAGCGAAACCGGCAAGGCGATGCAGGAAGCCGGACGCAAGGTGCGGGAGCTGCGAGACGCGCTGATTGCGGCTGAGGCCCCCTCCAAGAACATGACCAAGGAGTACCAGGCCGCCGCCCGGGAACTCCGCAACCTCACCAGCGCGCACGAACGGGCACACGTAGCCCAGACCGCCGCGGCCGGCGACATGCAGCGCGCGAAGATCCCGGTTGAAGAGCTGGCGAGCCGACAAGCCAACCTGGCCAAGCAGATCGACGCGGCGAACCGTAGCCTTGACCGCCAGCGGGAACAGATGGAGCGGGTAAAGCGCGTCCAAAACAACTGGAAGACACTGCAGGAATACCGAGGGGCCGCGCTCAACGTCGGCACGGCTGCCACCGGCACCGCCGCGGCAACTGGTATGCCGCTGATTCAGTCCATCAAGGACTTCGCCAACCTGCAAACGGCCACCACCGACTTGAAGGTTTCCATGATGGAAGCGGGCAAGATCGTGCCTGCCGAGTTTGAGAAGATCGTCGCGAAGGCCAAGGAACTGGGCGCCCGCCTGCCCGGCACTGGCGAGGACTTCATGAAGGCGGGAAAGGCCCTTGTCGAACAGGGCGTCAACTTCAAGTCCATCGTCGACGGCGGCCTTGAGGCAACCAGCTATCTTGCGGTGCTGCTGAAGCTCGAGAAGGAACGAGCGGCGGAGTTCATCGCGAAAGCACGGGAAGTGCATGGCCTGCAGGACAAGGACCTGCCCGCCGGCGCCGACCTCATGCAGCGCGCCCGGCATGGCTTCGGCCTGAAGCCCGACCAGATCTATGAGGCCATGTCCTACGCGGGGACGGATATCAACCTCAAGGGCATGGTGGGCGACATCCAGAAGATGAAGGAATACCTCGCCCTGCAAGGCATGGCGGCGGGCGTTGGCCTGGAGGGCTCATCCTTCGGCACCGGCTTTGCGCACATGCTCAAGGCGATGGCCAACGTCAACAAGCTGGATGACTCGAAGGGCTCCGAGGGCCGCTACATCCGGGACCTGCTGGAATCGAAGAAGGTGAAGCTGGACTTCTTCGATGCCGCTGGCCAGTTCGCCGGCTTCAACCACATGGTGCAGGAGCTGGAGAAGCTCAAGCAGTTCAACCCCCAGCAGCAGGAACGCATCCTGAAGAAGCTCTTCGACACCGAGGGCGGGCGCCCGGCGGCCATCTTCCTGAAGAACGGGATGGAAGGCTTCTCGAAAGCCATCGGCAACATGGACAAGCAGGCTTCCCTGAACGAGCGCGTCGGGGAGTCCCTCGGCACCCTGCAGAACCGCTGGGACGCGCTGGGCGGCACATTCAACGAGTTCAGCACCAAGGTGGGGAACCTGCTTGAGCCCGCCGCCGGCAAGATCATCGAACTGGCGAACAGCATGGTGGGTGGCCTGAGCAAGTTCATCGACACATACCCCGGCCTGTCGCAGGTGCTGGTGACCGGCACCGCGCTCTTTGCAGGGCTCGCGGCCGGCGTGGGCGGCCTTGCCCTTGCCGCGTGGGCGGTCACCGGCCCCCTGGGGGTACTCAAGGCCGGGTTCGACATCCTCAACGTCGGCAAATACCTGCCAGCGCTGGGAGTTCTTGGACAAACCGCTCTGCCAGCTGTGCAAGGTGTTCTGATGGCGATGGGAGCCATCGCCAAGGGGCACCCGGTGCTTCTGCTGATTACCACTCTCGCGGGCGCCGCCGCCTTCATCTGGAGTAACTGGGACGCCATCGGTCCCAAACTCTCCGAATGGTGGGAGCGCCTGAGCAACTTCATCGGCGAAAAAATCCGCGTCATCGTCGACAAGTTTGCCGCCCTCAAGCGCGTGCTCTCCTTCGACTTCAGCCAGGTGGGCGGCCCTGCTGCGGGGGCCATCGGCACCACGCCCCTTGTCGGGGCCGGGGCCGGTCTTGTTGCCCCCTCCAAGCCGCTGCGCCCCCTCACCGGCCAGCCGATGGCCTACAGCGCGCCCACCACCTTCAACATCACCGCCGGCCCCGGCCAATCGCCCGAAGACATCGCCCGCGCGGTGGATCGCCGCCTTTCCGAACGCGACAACCAGGCCGCAGCGCGGCGCCGCAGCATTTTCGGCGACACCAACTAAGGCCACCCCATGCCCGTCCAGCTCATCCTCGGCTACTTCGTGTTCAGCCTCCACACCCTGGCCTACCAGGACTTGCAGCGCCAACTCGCCTGGCGCCACGCCAGCACCAGCCGCGTCCGCGCCCGGCCCGCGCACCAGTTCATCGGTCCGGACGAAGAGCAAATCACCCTCAACGGTGTGCTGATGCCCGGCCTCGCCGGCAGCCGACTGTCGCTGGAACTGCTGCAGGCCATGGCCGAAACCGGCAAGGCCTGGCCACTGATCCAGGGCGACGGCCTGCTGTTCGGCGAATACCTCATCACCGGCATCCAGACCACCGGCACGCTGCACTTCCAGGACGGCGCCCCACGCAAGATCGATTTTCAGATGACCCTCAAACGCACCGATAGCGCCCTGTTGGGCGACCTCACCGAACAACTGGCCCGCCTGCTGTGACCGCCTCCCCCATCCTCGCCGACACCCAATGAACGGCCCCGCCCGCCCCCTGAAAACCGCTGACCTGCTGGGCATCAACCTGGCCAACCTTCTGGACATGCACGCCGGCACCCTTCAGCGCCTGCAAGCCCGGCTGCAAGGCCTGGATGACGCCACGGCGCTGGATGATGAAGCGGAAGTGCTGCCGCTTGTCGCTTTCGGCTGCCACGCGGCGGCCCAGGTGGTGGCCGCTCTTGAGCAAGCCCGCGCACGCATGCCGGCGGCGGACATCCGGCTGCCCGAGTACGTGGATGATGCAATCGCCGACATTGCGCTCATCTTCCATTGGCCCCTCGACACCCTCGCCGCCCTGCCCCTGCCCGACCTCATCACCTGGCGGGAACGGGCCCGCGTGCGCGCCTGCCCCGATGAATGACGCTTCGGGGGCTTGACGCCTGCATTCCGTCCGGCGCATGATGGCAACGCTTCCGAAACAAAGGAAGCCGGGATTGGAACCCCGGACAGCCAAGGCCGATAAAGGCCGCGAAAGCGGTTTTTTTACGTCGATCGCATGGTGACGCCTGTTCAATGGCGGGCCGTGTGGGGCAGCCGCGAGGCTGGCCGGACCTTGGCCCGGTAGTTCCAACCCCACACGGTTCCGCCGCCCCCATTGGAACGGGAGCTGCGGAGATTCAGACCGCAAGCCAAGGAGCAACACCATGCGCCAATCCGCATCGGGCACGCACGCCCACACCCCGGCCACGGCCGAAACCCCCGCCACGCTCAGCACCGCCGATTTCGCCGCGCTCAACCACGTCAAGCCCAACACCGTACGGCAACGCCTGTGCGACACCGCCAGCTTTTACGGCGTCCGCCCGGTCAAGCTGGCAACTCGCCGCCTGCTCTGGCCTGCGTTGATCGTCACCGTCGAAGGCCCCGTCGTCGCCAGCATGGAGA